CCTGTTCTCCGAGCATCTGACCGCTGAGTACCGCATCCGCACCAGCGGGCGCGGCCGAGAATTGGACGAGTGGAAGCTGCGCCCCGAGGGCACCGACAACCACTGGCTGGACGGGGTGGTGGGGTGTGCGGTAGCGGCATCCATGGTGGGCGCTGTGCTAAAGGGGACCGAGTCCGAGAAATCTGCGGCGAGTAAGCCGCGCGTCAGGCTGTCGACCTTGCGACGCAGCGGCTCGACCTGACGGCCTAGCAGGCGCTGGTCGGCATGGGACATCGGAGGGCCAAACGGTGTAAGTAATGCTCAGAGGCACCTGTGTCCAACCCAACCCCAACCGAACTGGCGATCGAGGAGAACGCCCAAGGCCCCAAGAAGGCCCAGGGTGATGCCGGCTCGATCGAGCAGCACAGCCTGACCGATCAGATCGCGGCCGACCGCTATCTGGCGGCCAAGCGGGCGGTGCGGGCGCGGGGCAGGGGCATCGTCATCAGCAAGCTCGTCCCCCCGGGGGCGGCGTGAGTATCGTCGGCCGGCTTATCGAGGGCGTTCGCGCCATCGGCCGCACGCGTACCGCCGCACCTGGGGGGCGTCAGGCGCGGGTCCGCGCCCGCTACGACGCGGCTCAGACCACGGTCGACAATCACCGTCATTGGCTTCTGGCGGACGGGCTCTCGGCGGATGCTGCGGCGTCGCCGGCCGTCCGCCGGACGCTGCGGAATCGCGCCCGCTACGAGGTCGCCAACAATAGCTACGCCCGCGGCATCGTCCTGACTCTGGCCAACGACTGCGTCGGCACCGGCGCGCGGCTGCAACTGCTCGGCCTCAACGGTGGCGAGGCCCGCCTGGTGGAGCGGGCCTTCATGGACTGGGCGCGCGTGGTGGACCTGGCGGAGAAGATGCGCGTCATGCGCGTGGCCCAGGTCGAGGATGGCGAAGCTTTCGCGCTGCTGACCACCAACCCCCGGCTGGCTTCGCCGGCCCAACTCGACCTGCGACTGGTCGAAGCCGACCAGGTGACCACCCCACTCTTCACGCCCGTGATGGGTGCCGGCCTGGCGGTGGACGGCATTGTCTTCGACGGCGCCAGCAACCCGGTCGAGTACCACCTGCTGCGCCGCCACCCCGGCGACACGGGCGGGTTCAACCTCGGCTTCGACCGGGTGCCGGCGACGGCGATGGTCCATCTGTTCCGCCCGGACCGTCCCGGCCAGCGCCGCGGGGTGCCGGAACTGACGCCGGCCCTGCCCATCTTCGCTGATCTGCGCCGCTACTCCCAGGCGGTGATCGCCGCCGCCGAGACCGCCGCCGACTACGCCGGCATCGCCTACACTGATGCGCCGGCCGGTGGCGAGGCCGACGCCGTCGAGCCGATGGACACCATCCATCTGGAGAAGCGGTCGCTGCTGACCATGCCCGGCGGCTGGCGCATGGAGCAGATGCGCGCCGAGCAGCCGACCACGACCTACCCGCAGTTCGTGCAGGCGAAGCTCAACGAGGCCTGCCGCTGCCTGAACATGCCCTTCAACATCGCGGCTGGGAACAGCAGCGGCTACAACTACGCCAGCGGCCGGCTCGATCACCAGACCTACTACAAGGCGATCCGCGTCGATCAGTCGCGCCTGGCCAACCTCGTCCTCGACCGCGTGTTCGCCGCTTGGGTGCAGGAGGCCGTGCTGGTGGCGGGCTACCTGCCTGCGCGCCTGCGCGATCCCACCGTCGACTGGTCGCACCAGTGGTTCTGGGACGGGCACGAGCACGTCGACCCGGCCAAGGAAGCCAACGCCCAGGCCACGCGCCTGGAGAGCAACACGACCACCCTGGCCGATGAGTACGCCCGCAAGGGCCAGGACTGGGAGGTGCAGGTGCGCCAGCGGGCGCGCGAACTAGCGCTCATGCGGGAACTGGGCCTGGGCCTGCCGACCGATCCCGCCGCCGCACCGCCCGCCCCAGACGCCGCCGATCAACCCAACCCCGATGCCGGAGACGATGTCGATGCCCGAGCCGCGTAACATTCTTGCCACCGCGCCCCTGATCGCGCCGGCTGACCCGCTGGAAGTCGTCGCTTTCGCCTGTGCCCCGGAGTGGGTCGAGGCGACCGCACCGGCCCTCGGCGCCGACGGCCAGCCGGCCAAGCCCGCCCTGCCGCGCTTCTCCATGGTCGCTTACACCGGCGGGCCGATGCGCCTCGCCGGCTGGCGGCACCCGGTGGTCGTGGACCTGGCCGGGCTGCGCATCCCGACGCAGAACCGGCCCATCCGCCTGGGCCATGACGCCGCCCAGGGCGTCGGCCACACCGACAGCATCCGGGTCGAGGGCGGCAAGCTCATCGCCTCGGGGATCGTCAGTCGGGACACCTCGGCCGCCCGTGAGGTGGTCATCTCGTCTAAGAACGGATTCCCCTGGCAGGCGTCCATCGGCGCTGCCGTCGAGGAGCACGAGTTCGTGCGCGAGGGGCAGACGGTCCATGTGAATGGCCAGGTCTTCCAGGGTCCGGTCAATGTCGTGCGCCGGTCCTCGCTCGGCGAGATCAGCTTCGTCGACCTCGGCGCCGACGGGAACACCAGCGCCGCCATCACCGCCATCAACCCCACTGCTTCCGGAGCCTCCCCCATGACCGTCCCCGCTGCCCCTGCTGCTGCCGCCCCGATCACCCCGAGCGAGCCGGCCGTCCAGGCCGCCGCCCAGCCTGCCATCGCCGCGCCGGCGCCGGCCGTGGCAAGTATCCAGGCCGCCGCGCCCGATCCGGTGGTGCAGATGCGCGCCGCCGCCGCCGCCGAGACCGAACGGATCACCACCGTCCGCACCCTCGCCACCGGCCACCCGACCATCGAGGCCAAGGCGATCAAGGAGGGATGGGACGCTCAGCGCACCGAACTGGAGGTGCTGCGCGCCAACCGACCGACCGCCCCGGCCGTCCACATCCACGACCACGAGATCACTGGCGCGGTGCTGGAGGCCGCCTGCATCCAGGCCGGTCGCCACGATGCGCCGGAGAAGCTGTGCGACCCGAAGGCCCTGGAGGCGGCGAGCCAGCGCTTCCGCGGGCGCCTCAGCCTGCAGCGCCTGATCCTGGAGGCGGCCTGGGCCAACGGCTGCACCGTGCGCGCCTTCAAGGATGACCCGCGCGCCGTGCTCACCGCGGCCTGGGGCGAAGGCGGGGCCGGCAACGGCCAGGTCCGCGCCGGCCTCTCGCACATCGATCTGCCCGGCATCCTCTCGAACGTCGCCAACAAGTTCCTGCTCAATGGCTTCCACTCGACCGAGGCGACCTGGCGGAACATCTGCCGCATCGCGCCGGTTGGCGACTTCAAGCAGGTCACCCGCTATCGCTTGGTCGGCAACATGACCTACGAGCGCGTCGCTCCCGGTGGCGAGATCAAGCACGGCAGCCTTGGCGAGGAGCGCTTCACCAACCAGGCCGCCACCTACGGCAAGATGGTCAGCATCTCGCGCGAGGACATCATCAACGACGACCTCGGGGTGATCACCAGCGTACCGCAGGAACTCGGCCGCGGTGCCGCCCAGAGTCTCAACGATCTGTTCTGGACGGTGTTCCTCGACCACGCCGCGTTCTTCACCGCCGGCAACAAGAACCTGCTCCTCGGCGTCGACACCGCGCTGACCATCGATGGGCTGTCGAAGGCCGAAGTGCAGTTCAACGAGCAGGTGGACGGCACCGGACGTCCGCTGGGCATCGCGCCGGCGATCCTGCTGGTGCCGACCGCGCTGACGGCGATCGGCAGCGCCCTGATCAAGGCGACCGAGATCCGCGAGACCACGGCCAACGCCAAGTACCCGGTCTTCAACCCGCACCAGGGCAAGTTCCGCCTGGAGACCAGCCGCTTCCTCAACAGCCCGAAGATCCCCGGCGGTTCGCCGAAGGCCTGGTATCTGCTGGCCGACCCCGCCGACATCGCGGCCATCGAGGTGGTGTTCCTCAACGGCCAGGAGGCCCCGGTGATCGAGACTGCTGACGCAGATTTCTCAACCCTGGGCATCCAGCTGCGCGGCTACCACGACTTCGGTTGCGCCAAGCAGGACCCGCGCGCCGCGGTGAAGGCCAAGGGCGAGTGATCGTCCTGGCCGCCACCTCCACCCCAACCCCCGAGAACTGACCCATGCCCGCGATCTATATCCAAGACGGCGACATCATCGACCACATCCCCACCACCGATCTGCCCCTCGGGGCGGTCGTGGTGCTGGGAGCACTGGTCGGTGTCAGTCACCGACCCATCCCCGCCGGTGCGCTCGGCAGCCTCGCCCTGGAGGGCGTCTGGGATCTGCCCAGCGCCGGAGTGGCCAGCCCCGCCTGGGCGCCGGCGTTCTGGAACCCGGCGACCAACCAGGTGACCAGCGATGGCAGCGTGGCCGGCGTCCTGCGCTGCGGCGTCTTCGTCCGACCAGTCGCCGCCGCCGATCTCACCGCCCGCGTCCTCCTCAACCGCTGAGCCTGGGATGGCAGACCTCCTGGGCGCCGGACTCGACTGGCTCGACCAGCAACGCGAGCGGTTCCTCACTCGACCGGTGACCTACCGGCGCGGTGCCCAGGAGGCGGCAGTCCCGGCCACGGTTGGCCGCACGGTGTTCCGGCTCGATGTCGGGCCGGGTGTCACCGAGCGGATCGAGGCGCGGGACTACCTGATCGCTGCTGTGCATCTGGCAGGGTTCGGCCTACCGCTGCGCGGCGACCGGGTGATCGAGGAGGCCGGCGGGCAGCGCCACACCTACGAGGTGCTCGCCCCCGCCCGCGAGCCGCACTGGCGCTGGTCGGACCCCAACCGGCGCGCGTACCGCATCCACACCAAGCACCTGTCCTCGGAGACCATCCCGTGATCGAAACCGTCGCCAAGATGAGCATGGTCGGGCTATTCGCAGCTGCGACTCCGATCGACGCCACCGAGCCGTCACTCTGGGCGCAGTGGGGTTTAGCTGGCGTGGTCATCGCCTACGTCCTGTGGCGCGACTGGCAGCGCGAGAAGCGCATGGGCGCCGCCATCGACAGCCAGCAGAAGTGGATTCGGGAGACCCTGGTCGGTGCCCTGGAGCGGAACGCGAAGGCCATGGAGCGCATGGCCACCTGGCTGGAAGATGACGGCGATCCGCGCCGCGCCGCCACACGTCGCCTGCGTGCCGTGGAGGATGCCGATGGCCACCACGGCTGAGATCGCCCAAGCGGTGGTGGATGGGGTCAACGCCCGGACCTTCACCCCGCCGTTCACCGCCGCCCGCGCCTACCTC